CCCAATTTGGAATCCATGGGCCCGGGATGGCCTCGGAACGACGGTTTCGTTGTCGGCTACGCCATTGCCGTCGATGGATGGTCTGGATATTTTCCGGTGGCGCATCAGGGTGGTGGAAATCTGGACAAACGACGAGTGGAGCGATGGATCACGGACGTACTGGCTTACCCTTCCGATAAGGTTATGCATAACGCCGCCTATGACTTGGGGTGGCTACAAGCAAGTGGTTTTAAGGTCAACGGACGGATCGTTGATACCATGCTCGCTGCCCCAATTCTTGACGAAAACCGCTTCAGCTATGCTCTCAACTCCTTGGGATTCGACTATCTCCAAGAAGTCAAGTCAGAACAAGGGCTCAAACAAGCCGCTGCGGACTTCGGAGTTCATCCAAAAAAGGAACTTTGGAAACTACCCGCCATGTATGTGGGAGAGTACGCTGAACAGGATGCTGCGCTCACACTGAAACTGTGGCAGGCCTTCAAGATCCGCATGCGTCAGGATGAAGTCGAATCGATCTTCAACCTCGAAACAGAAGCCTTCCCCGTCCTGCATAACATGACAAGCCGCGGGATCCGCTTTGACCGGCCCAAATGTGAGCAGTTGATTGACCAACTGATTGCGAGGGAGCGTCAAATACATGCCGATTTACGCAAAATTTGCGGAAATTCCGTTGATATTTGGGCAGCAGCCTCAATTGCAGCCGCTTTTGACAAGCTGAACCTGCCTTATGCAAAGACCGAGAACGGCCAACCGAGCTTTACAAAAGGCTTCTTGGATGGTTGTGAGCACCCCATTGCCAAGATGATTGTGGAGGCGCGCGAGACCAACAAAACACACAGCACCTTCCTTGCCCCCTACCTGAGTTTTAGCGAAAAGACCGGCCGTATCCACCCGCACGTCAACCAAATGCGCTCAGATGATGGGGGCACCGTTACAGGACGTCTGTCCATGGCCAACCCGAACTTGCAGCAAGTCCCTGCCCGCCACGAGATCATCGGCCCCATGGTCCGCAGCTTATTTTTGCCAGAAGAGGGCGAGATGTGGGCATCAAATGACTTCTCCTCACAGGAGCCGCGCCTGCTTGTCCACTATGCCAATCTGCTCGATTTACCCGGAGCCGACAAGATGGTGGCTGCCTATCAAGAGAACCCCAATACCGATTTCCACCAGATGGTTGCCGACATGGCCGGCATTAAAAGGAAAGCTGCTAAGACCATTGGTCTGGGCTTGATGTACGGCATGGGCAAGAACAAACTGGCAGCACAACTGGACTTGAACCTTGATGAAGCGTCCGAGTTGATCGACCAGTTCCACAGGAATGTTCCGTTCCTGAAAGGCACAGTCAATGCCGTAATGAAACGGATCGAGCATCCTGCGTCAGGCGGATCGATTCGCACCCTGCTCGGACGCAAATGCCGGTTCCCACTTTGGGAGCCGATGGAGTGGGGAGTGAACAAAGCGCTGCCACGTGAGCAGGCCGTCATGGAATATGGCCAGAGGATCAAGCGCGCAGGCACCTACAAGGGTTTGAACCGATTGATCCAAGGGTCTGCTGCCGACCAGACAAAGGCGGCAATGGTTGCACTAGCAAGAGAGGGGATCATGCCCATGCTGCAAGTTCACGATGAACTGGCGCTGAGTGTTAAGACAAGGGAAGAAGCTGAGCGTGCTGCCGAGATCATGGCAACGTGCGTGAACCTACAAGTCCCCAGTCGGTGCGATGTGGAAATCGGACCCAACTGGGGAGAGGCAAAATAAAAGGCCCCTAAGGGCCTTTTTCACAGGTTCACCGATTGTGTAATCCTCGCCACCCTTTCCGTAGCAACACGCAGTGATGAGTTAAGGTGATAGACCCGCGTCGTCACTGGGGAGCCCACCGGATCGGGGCCCGTGTTTCTTTCCATCGGATGATTTGGATAGTCCAAAAGCATTGCGCTTAGTCGGCTCTCTAAAGCATCAATCTGCTCCAACAATCCACCAAGCAGGTTTTCATATGCCTGTAACTCACCTGCAAGGTCCATAGGCTTAGACACCACAGGCCCGCTGCTAACCGGTTGAAACCGGTCTTGCTGCTGCGCCATATTCATGGCCGCACGATCACGGTCATATGTGTTTGCATATGGGTTTGTTTGGTACGAAGCGTTTCCGTAAGGATCTAAAGCCATTAGCGCACCCGTCCTTCCAAGCGATCAGCTACCAACTTGGCGTAGCCGGCGATATCCAACCAGTGGTCAACCACATCAGGATTGCCGTTCACAATGCGGCCAATCTTGTGGATGATCATGTCCATGGCCTCAGCCTGATCATGTGCCAACGTCTTGTCACGATTGTTCAAAGCATTCAATACAACACGTTTCAACATCTGCATGACTTCAGCGCCCTCGATGAACTTGCCGTACTCCACGGCCCGAGCGTCAAGGGTCTCGTCTACCTGATCAGGGAAATCAAACATCTCAATTGACAGTGGTGCGCTGCCGGCAGCGCTCTGCTGAGCAGGGGCAAGCGAGGGCAACTGCTCAGATTTCTTGGGGAACACAAAGCCTTTCCTCTTCATTGTGTTGCGCAGAACATAGATGGACTGCTTGGTCAGGCCAAATCGCACTGCTACCTCATTTGGCGCTGCAGCAGGATTACTCTGCATAAATGAGCGGGCTTTTGCAGTTCTTGTGTTTTTACGTTTAGTTGCTTTCATATTGGACTTTCTTCATATTGCGATAAATCGCGTTGGGTTGGTTTAGGAAATAACTTTGGGTCAAGTCTTGTGAAAGGCCACCACGCCTTCAGTTGTTCTTGGCTCAAAGGTTTTTGGGGCTGCTCTTGGGGCTGCAGCTTCTTTTGTTGTTTTAAAGACTTCATAATATTTCTTAGGCATCGGTGCCTTTTTATCTAACAAATTCCGGAGCCATTCCGCTCCGCCTAGTTGGTTCAAAATCATCCACTGCCGGTCAGACATCCTCACTTGTCTTCCGATCAGGGGCTCGGGTGGTTTTGGTCTTGGCATGTTGTACAAGGTTCCTCGTTGTTACTCGTTTGGTCCAGCAGCAAGCGCAAATCCATCTTGCTGCACTCATTTGAATTCCACCTTCCGGTGGCCGCATCTCTTCACATTTATTGCAAAGTTGATATTTATGCAAGTGTTGTTTGCTCCCCAATTGCAAGTGTTGACTAGTAAAGCTCACGTTTCATATTCCTGATGTGTACAGTAAAACTGCCTATTGTGTCAGGACCAAAAGCCTTCATCTTCTCAATTTCCTTGGCCACCTCTTCAAGGACCAAGTTGCGCTGTGAGGGCGAAACATACAGATTGTTTTCAAGCTGCTTTTCCACCATCTGGCGCTTACGCCATCCCATTGCTTTTTCCCATAAATTTAATTCAAAGGCCATGTCGTATCCTTTATTAAGTAAAAAATCCAAATCCAATAGACAACCACAGCGATTAGCATGATTGCCCAAACTTTTGCTGTACTCATTTGTTCTCCCTGTTAAAAAACCATTTCCATCTGCGCTCTTTAGCAATCTGCACAAGTCGGTTTTTGACATACTTTTCAACCGACACCCCCATTTTCTTTGCCACTGCAATTTCAGTGGGAGTCAGGGTGATCTTGCCTACCCTGTCCTCATTCCTTACCTTTCGGACTCTCATGCTTTTTCCTTCGGTGGGGCCATTTTTCGTAATTGCGTTGTGAAAACATACTTACACTTTATGCACTCTTTATGCTGCACATAAGCATGCTCCGTTAGCTCCGACTGCCATTCGCTCCAGTCATGCCGACAGCCACCAAAAAAGTGATCAAATAGCCAGACAAACCCTGCGGCACCGGCAATAAGTACCGGCCCTAAAAGCATTAACCACAGATCATTTACCATTGTTGTCCTCCTTCAACTTGGCCTCTGCCTGCTCCATCATGCGTCGGTAGATCTCAGGGTCTTTGTCTTTAAGCCGCTGCAAAAACATCGGCAGCCATGTTTCATCCGTTGGCAAATTGCGCATCAACTCACCCAGTTCTTTGTATGTGGTCATGTATTGCGCTCCTTTAATTTGGATTCCACTTTACGCAAAGCACCAAGCAGTTCTTGCTTGGCCTCCTCTAAAATAAAGTTAGGAGCACCCGATGCAAGCTTCCACCCATACGCTTGCAACAACTCCTCATCCGTCAGCCCAACCCATGTGCGCTTTGACAATATTTCAAGATACTCTGCCGCTTGCAAGATTACTTCTTTGGGACAGTACTCATGGTTCAGACGCAGGTCTTCAATCAGTTCTGTTAGTTCTTTACTCATGCTTGTCCCCTTGCTCGGATGGCTTTCAAAACCCGATCACTTAGTGCTTTATCTGCGCCAAGTAATGCAAGACCAGCCGTATTGGCACACGCCTCACGCTCCTCGGCAACAACCCTCTCAACAAGGGTCATCAGGTGCTGAGTACTGCAATGCCATGATTTGTACTCACTGTTTTGGTCTATCGCCTCATGCAACATAAAGGCTACTTGCTCTGCGTTGTATTTCATGGTTTCTCCTCATACTTATTGCACTCTTCCAACCAAATAGGGTCAAAGTTCCACGGCCAATGAAACCAACCCTTTTGCGCTGCCCTAGCATTGCCAGAGATCAAGGCCTTGGGCTCCAAGCATTGGATGTGATGGGTCATGGGTAAAGGATCGCGGTTCACGCATTTGTGGCAATCAGGGCGGTCTGCCTGTGGTCTGTATTCTTCAAGGCTGCGCATACTCATCCTTTATCTTCTGCCGATTGATCATGGCCTGCATGGGATCAATATCACCCATCAGCACTTCAAGCAGCAGCCTGTCTATCTTCTTTAAGTGCTCTTCCAATTTGTAGTTACTGCTAACCAACTCACCGCAAGCGGCAACATACGGCCGCAGGATCTCCAATTCTCTTTGCTCAGTCATACAACGTTCCTCATCTCTTCAAAATAAACAGGCGCATCCTGCTCAATCCGAAAAATCACATCCGGATGCAAAACCCCGCTCAAGTCCACATTGCTGTTAGGCAAGAACACAGAAATTAGCGTCCACACCTCCGGATAGTCCGGCTCCAGTTTCAGGCCGGACATGGGCTCCACCGACCCCACTTCAGCCGGCTCATACTCAAAAAAGCACTTAAGCGCCAATCCAAGCTCATCACATTCATAAAGAAACTCGTGCATTTGTTATCCAATCAAAGTTATTAAAAGAATTGCCAAGAGGGCAGAGCCAAGGACCACGGGCCACAAAGGCGGCTCACTGTGGATCGAGCCCACACCCAACAAAGCCGCCTGAACAAGCTCCTCAGAAGCTGTCATCTCAGGAGGCGGGGACTGATACAGCAAACCAATCTGCACCTTCCCAGTGTTAAAAGGCGTCAAACGCTGATTTGTGCGGTTGACAGAAATACATTCGTTGGCATTAGTGATCATAAGAAGCTCCCATGTCTTTCTTGGCCTTCATCGCATCGTTGTATGCATGCTCAAAACCCTCCAAAAACTTCTCCAAGGGCACACTCAATTCTGCTGTCAAAATGGCTGAGGAGACAAGGCACGCGAACCAAGCGTCCGATGGTTTGGCAAAAGTATTTGAGCAGAAGTTAAGCAAAACCTGCGCATCGTCCATGATTTGTCCAATGTCTTTATCCGTAGCGTCCGTCTTTTTAGTCATGTCACTATCCTTTCTTTGTTAATGAAGTTGTCCGTCTTTTTATCTAAGTGGACAGGGTTATTATCATGCTTTTATCTAGTTAGGTCAATTACTTGGAATGTACTAAATCGTAGGGGTTTTCCCTTGGTTTTGGGCTTGTAGTGTGATGTTTTATTGTACTGGGTGGATATACAGTGTGTTTTGTTGGTTGGGGTGAGGACCGCGGACCGAGGGCAAAAAGGGGTGAAAATGGGCCAAAAAGTAATACTAAAGTTTAGGCGCTATAGACCTTTTAGGGGTAAGGTATGTTTTTTTTTTTATTTTTGTGAGATTTGGCGTAATAGACGTAATGGTGTAAGAACTGAATGAAATCAATACGTTACGAGCATTCGGCAAATTACGTCTGGAGATTCAATGTAATATTTTCAGGGGAGCTCCGCGAGATGAAAAGTGAAAAAATAAAAACACACTACACCCTCCAAAAGTTCTATAGGGAGCCCTGATTGCTTTTGTTGGTTGACTCTTGGGGTGACACTCGTTATACTCGTGGTAGTTCTTTTACGGGAGTTAATGATGGTACACATTGATCAGGGAATAGCCCTGCCAACCAATCGATCCAAATATCCTTTTGGGGAAATGGAGGCGGGCGACAGCATCCTGTTTGGCGTGCGCAAGCAAGCTGAAAGCTGCAGAGTGGCTGCCCTTCGTTTCACACGAGTGCATCAGCCCAAATGGGTGTTCACGCTGCGCAAGGTGGACAATGGTTGGCGCTTGTGGAGAATCAGCTAATGGCCAAGAAAGACGTCTACAACGTTCCACCGGTTATGCCGGACAAAGCGCGCAAGCGCATGACCACAGAAGTGGCCCCGCTGCGTCAGCAGCGCAGGAAGCTCACGCCTAAGGAATGGACCTTTGTTACCGAGCTTGTGAGTGGCGATGGACGGGTGACCATGAAAGAGGCTGCTATTCGGGCCGGATACAAGGCCACCAGCGCTTCTGTGATGGCATGGAAGCTTACCCACCCTGACATCAATCCGCACGTTGTAGCGGCCATTCAGGCCTATCGTGCTGAATTGGCTTCCAAGTACAACACGTCCTATGAGCGCCACATGCGCGATTTGCAGACGATTCGCGACAAAGCTTTGGATGCCGGTGCATTTGCTGCAGCCGTCCAAGCAGAGTATCGTAGAGGCCAAGCCTTGGGAACGATCTATGTGGAGCGCAAAGAGATCCGCCATGGCACGATTGACAGCATGAGCAAGGAAGAGGTGCAGCGCAAGCTTGACGAGCTTAAAAAGCTGTATGGTGGCCCACCGCCTACTGCCTTGATCGATGCGGACACCGGAGTGGTGATTGAAAGTGCAGCACGTGAAAGAGATCCTGAATTCGACGCGGGAGTGGAGCAGCCTCCGCCTGACATCTTTGAGCGAGATTTGGGGGGATCAGATGACACCTGAAGCTAGGTTTTCGGCTAGGGTGAAAGCCGGCCTTGTCAACTGCAGCATTGAGCGCATTGAGAATCGCGTTAACCTTGGCATTCCTGATATGTTGGTAGGTATCGGGGATCGCTTTGTTTTGCTTGAGTTGAAAGTGGTTTCCAAGGGCTTGAAAGTGGGCATTCGGCCACATCAGGTGGCTTTCATGGTACGCCATACATCTCAGGAGCGACCTTGTTATGTGCTTGTGCTTGACATGGGCAATACACTACGGCCTTCGACCATTCGTTTATATGAGGGTAGAGATGCCATGCGATTGCTCAGAGAGGGCATAAAGCTTGAGCCGCTGCGGTGCTGGCCTTCGCGTGGCATGCCTTGGGTGGAACTAGAGGAAACCCTAAGTTTAGTAAAATAAATGTAAATAAGTATAGCAAGGTACAAAAACCTTGCTATACTGGCGATGCCGGTGCCTGATCCGGTGCTTAGAAAGGATAGAGAAATGGTAGATCAAAATGCTTTGTCGTCCGCCTTGTGCGACATGATTGACGTTCGCAATGCGTTGTCAAAAACAATGAAGAATCGCCCTAAGGATAACGAGGGAACCGAAATCACAATTGGCATGTGCCTTGACGATGTGATTTTGTTTTTGGAATCATTGGAAGAGGGAGAAGCAGAATGAAAACCTTCAAAGTAATTGCAGCGTGCACTAGCTATGTTTATTGCTTGGTCAAAGCAGAAGACGAGCAGCAAGCATGGGATAAGGCGCGTGAAATCGATGGTGGTGATTTTGATGACGCGGGTTATGGCAGTTGGATCATTGATAGCGTTGACGAGGTGGCGAAATGAAAGAATTATTAAAAGACATTGAAATGGGTTTGGTGCTTGCAGCGTATTACATTGAAGACCATTGGGGTGATCCAAATGAGCAATACGAAATAGATTGTAAAACCCTAGAAGAAGCACAGGCAGCATTTAAAAAATTACAGGAGATTGCAAAATGAAAAATTTATCGTTTGATGATGTGGCTTTTCTTGACGTTTATCAGCATGCCGTTGCTGTTGCTTCGCGTGCTGATGTGGTTCGCTTTTTATCTGCTGATCCGGACGAGCGCTGCAGTCGCGAATTTTGCGATTCAATGGACGATGTTTATTCATCGATTGCTGATGCGCATGAGGTTTGGTTTTGCGCTTTGAAGCATGCCCGAACAAATAAGGGTATGACAGTTGGCAAATTGTCGGCTGCGCTCGCTAATTTGCCGCGAGATTTGCCCGTTTTGATTTGGGATGCCGGCACCCGTTTAGGGGTTGCGCACATTGACGATAGCTTTATTGAAGACGAATACCCGCGCCTTGAGTTGAACACCGACCGCGACGATTAATTTAGAAAGGATATCAAAATGCCAATTTATAAATATGACGTGTGCTTTCCCAATTCCCAGAGCGTTGTTCGCACCTTCCCTTCCCTTGTTCGCGCTCGCGACTTTATGCGCGTGATGTCGGCTGATGACTTGCCTTTTTTAGTGATGCCATGGGATGAAAACAGCATGCCCTTAATTGTGCGACGCGTGAAAACCCCTAGAAAATATCACACAAAAACGGCCGTTAAAGTTGATATACTAGGCCCCTCACAACAGAAAGGATAGAGAAATGTTAAAAACAGTCAAAATCAGCGCGAACAGCAAAACCGGCCCAATTGCAGTTACTTATCGCAGCGGAGAGCATGAAACATATGGCACGTGCCCGACTAGCTGCAGCCTGCACCCGAAAAGTGAAACCGGCACATCACAAATTGATAGCGAATATTTAGCGGCCGTTTTTGATAGCGTTCCGCGTGGTGGCCAAGCTTGGACATATTCGCATTTTGCGGCCGAAGCGCTCCCGCTGCCTCAGCCAAATAAAACAGTGATAAATGCAAGCTGTGATACAACGGCCGAAGCAGTGCGCGCCGTAGAATTAGGCCGTCCCGCTGTGTATGCTGCGCCCTTGGAATCGGCCGACCAGTGGCCACAAAAAATTCACAATGTGACGTTTGCGCGCTGCCCTGCAGAGCTTGCCGACAATTTTAGTTGTCAGCAGTGCGGCGGCGGCCGGCCATTGTGCGCACGTGGTGCCCGCGAATTTGTCGTTGTTTTTGTTGCCCATGGCACCGGAAAAAAGAAAGTAGGAAAAGACGAAGACGGCGGGTGCTATGCTGCAAGTGGACCGGTAGCGATTCAATGGCACAACACTAGAAAAAACGGCGCGAAAAATGATGCTGCAGCGCTTCGCGAATTTGTGCGGACTCTCCCGCATGGTTCTTTTTTGCGCCACCATATCGCGGGTGATTGTGGCCTAGAATTGGGGGCCCCTTGATCTTTGCAATAATTCTTATTTTTTGGGCGCTGTGGTGGTTACTTGATCAATTTGAAAAATAATTGTAAATAAATTGTACAAAGTGTAAAAAGTATGTATAATTCAAGCACCGGCACAAAAAACCGGTTTTTATCAACTCAGAAAGGATAGCGTAATGGCTCACATGATCGACACAACAACAGGCACTGCAGCAATAGCATATTCAGGGTTAGCCCCTTGGCATAAGTTAGGGCAGCAGTTGACAGCGGGCGCGACAATTCAGGAATGGACACAACAGGCCGGTTTAGCTTATGACGTGCTTGAAAGCCCCGTTTTATTTAACACACCGGCCACCAGTGCCCCCCAAGCTTGGCCGGATCGGAAAGTGTTACATCGTAGCGACACCGGCGCGCCCTTGGCTGTAGTTTCACAGGGTTATAACGTGGTGCAGCCCTCCGAAGTAATGGGGTTTTTTAGTAAATTGGTGGATCTTGGCGGGTTCACCATGGAAACCGCGGGCGCGCTAAGTTACGGCCGGAGGGTTTGGGCACTGGCAAAAGTGAGCGAAGGGGCCGATATCGTGGAGGGTGACACAGTGCGCCCTTATGTTTTGCTTGGCACATCGTACGATGGAACCATGGCCACAATAGCCAAGTTCACCAGTGTTCGCGTGGTATGTAACAACACCATTACAGCAGCAGTGAATAACAGCGAGTCACAAATTAGGGTTTTGCATTCTGAGCGATTCAATGCGGACGATGTCCGGCTGCAGCTTGGTATTGTCGCGAACCAGTGGGAGCGCTTTTTAGTGCAATCCCGCAAATTGGCGGGCGAGACAATGACGGGCGAACAGGCGGACGAATTTGTAACCGAATTATTGAAGCCCTATCACACCGGCAAAATTGAGATTAAAGACAGTCGCGCATTTAAGCGGATCATTGAATTATTCAATGGGCGCGCTATTGGTTCCGACATTCAGGGCGTGGCCGGCACAAGGTGGGCCGCATTAAATGCTGTCACTGAATTAGTTGATCATGAGCGCGGGCGCTCAGATAACACGCGCATGGAATCTGCTTGGTTTGGAACCGGTGCGGCTTTGAAAAATAGGGCACTGGAACTGCTCTCCGCTTAACTGAAAACAAAAGGGGCAATATTTTAGCCCCTTTTCCAATGAAAGGTTATGCAAAAAATGCATAAAGTGGCCGGTAAAGTAAACCCTATAAACTAGGCCCTTGGCCCCTCGCCCTCGCCGTCCTAATCGTGGCCCTTGGCCCGCGTCGCTTGCGTCGCGGGCCTTGGTTTTTGTTCTTTGGGCCTTGGCCCATGGCCCGCGCGCCGTTAGGCGCGCGGGGTTTTCTCTGCTGCTGCTGCTTTTTTCCCTTATTGGTGGTGGCGGGGGTGGGTGGGCCCGCTGATCTTTTTTGTTTTTATTTGTTGCAAGTTGCTGGCGCGGTGGTATACTGTAGGCTAAACTTAGAAAGGATAGAGAAATGAAAAACGAATACGTTATCTATTGGCGCGAAGAAGTGCTATATAGAAGCAAGGTCATTGCGACAAGCGAAGAAGAGGCCCGAAGCCACTTTCTTGCTCTTAAGGAAAACAATGCATTCAAAGACGATGTTGACCTAGAAGGGGAAGACTTCGAGTTTTCAATTGACAATGTCGAATGTCTTGAAGAGGATGTTGACTATGATTGACGATGAATTGCATTCGCTCGCGGTCCACGTATCGCGCAATTGCGAGTGGGATGGTTATTCCATTTGTGCCGTGTTTCTTGAAGCTTTAACTGATGCTAATTTTCATGACCTTAGGGCAAAGCTAGAAGAAACAATTAGAAAAGAATTAGAAATAATTCCATTAACTAGCGTAAACAACGTGCTATAATTCAACTGTCTAATCGGCCGATTAGATACAACCTAGAAAGAAGAGAGAACGCAATGACAAACCCAGTAACACCCTTCCGCAATAACCTGTTCGGTTCACGTGGCATGGATATTCAATCAGCATTAGATTATGCTGAAGTTCTGATCAATACCTTGAGTTCCACGGATCAGGTAGCAGTGAGAACTGCATTCGGAGTTCTGCTTAATACCATCGACAGTGCAGTGACCCAGTCCCAAGGCCCAACACCTTTAGAAGAGGCGCTCTTTGCCATCATTGATAAGCGCATTGCAGTTTTGCAAATCAATTCCCAAGTGGAAATCAACGCATCCATTGACGATTGGATGGAGAACAATCTTCGCGACAAGATGATGGATATCTTGGCCAACGAAGATATCGACGACGACATCTCTAACTGGATGTCGAACAATTTCGACATCACCGATTACGACGTGGACGGTGCAATAGAATCATGGGCCGATAACAACCTAGATGAAAAAATTCAAGAAGCAATAAGTAATTTAACGTTTAATGTCACGGTCAGTTAAACCGTGATATAATTCAAGCACTGGACCAGCCGGTCCAGTGAACTTAAACCCTAGAAAGAAGAGAGAACATCATGACCAAAGTCATCACAATTGATAGCAACCGTTACGTGTTACCAACTGAAATGTCCAACAAGGACATTCAATCACTGGCCGGTTTCCTGATCACTCTAACCAAAGTGGATTACGAGTGGATGTATGGCCAAGAAGAAAGCTTGTACTTCGCGAACGAAGGTGCGAAGGTCAGCATAGACCAGTACGATCTGGTCAGCAAAGAAGAAGCAAAGACCAGAGCGAACAAGGCCCGCGATGTTTATCAGGCCAAGAAAGACGCAGAAGAAAGAGCCAAGGCCGGAGACCTAGTCGGCCTACACGTGAACCAGTAAGCGCTGGTCTAGGTTGTATGTACATACAACCTAGAAATCACAAACCCGAAGGCAGCCGACAGGCTGCCTTTTTTGTCAGCCGTCACTCTACCCTACTGGGTAGAGTATCACAGGGCCCTAGGGCCCTGTAGCCTTACCATGCTACCCTTACGCGCGCCTTACGCGTCTCTATTTTTTCTTATTTATTCCCTCATGGTGGTGGCGGGGGTGGGCGGGCCCGCGTGTACCTCTTGTCTACGTATAGGGATGACTTTAGTTAGAGGGGGAGGGCCATAATCAGCCCAGTTAGCTCAGGCCAAACCTTCGCCCTGTTTCTGCCAAATTTCAAAGCTTTTTAAACTTGGTCCGCGGAAAAGACCCCCCTTATTGTTTTAAATGCAATCAGGGGTTATATTTATGCAAATTTCAAAACGTGGTCCATGAACAATCAACAAGCAGACGTACAGGACGAGCAACTCCGTTTGGAGCTACGCCTCAAACTCCTTGAAGCGCAGGAGCGTGCAACCACTGACTTCCTGTCTTTCTGTCAGTACGTCTGGCCCGAGATGCTTGTCGGGGAACACCATAGGCGTATTGCTAAAGCCCTTGATCGTGTCATTTCTGGCGAATGCAAGCGTCTGATGATTGCGATGCCTCCCCGTCATGGTAAGTCCCAGCTAGGTAGCTATTTGTTTCCGGCGTATCTTATGGGTAGAAACCCTGACACCAAACTGATTGTTGGATCACACACTGCGGAGTTGGCGCAGCGCTTTGGCCGGATGATCCGTAACCTTGTCGATGACGAGAAGTACAAGGAACTATTTCCAAAGATGGCGCTGTCAGTTGACAGTAAGGCTGCTGGTCGGTGGAACACGGCCCAAGGCGGTGAAGCGTTCTTCATTGGTAAGGGCGGTGCGATGACGGGGCGAGGCGGTAATGTTGTCGTGCTGGATGATATTTTGGACGAGCAGGATGCTGTGTCTGAAACTGCGATGGAGAATACGTGGGAGTGGTACACCTCTGGCCCTCGCCAGCGTTTGCAACCGGGCGGCGCGATCATTGTGATCAATACGCGTTGGAAGACAGACGATCTGTCTGGCCGCCTGCTCAAGCAACAAGGCTATTTAAAGTCTGACCAGTGGGAGGTCTTGGAGTTCCCTGCCATCCTGCCGTCCGGTAAACCCTTGTGGCCTGATTATTGGAGCCTTGACGAACTTGAAAAAGTGAAGGTTTCCATTGGCTTGAAGAAGTGGAATGCTCAGTGGCAGCAGCAGCCAACGAATGATGAGGGTGCAATCCTGAAGCGTAACTGGTGGCGCAAGTGGAAGTACGATGATCCACCGGAGTGTGAGTATCTGATTCAGGTATATGACACGGCGTACTCAAAGAAAGAGACTGCTGACTTTTCTGTCATTTCAACGTGGGGCGTGTTCTATCCTGATGCGGACTCGGGTGCAAATCTGATGCTGCTCAATGTTCGCAAAGGCCGTTGGGACTTTCCTGAGCTTAAGCGCATGGCCAAGGATGAATACATGTATTGGCAGCCGGATAATGTTTTGATTGAGGCGAAAGCGACCGGTACTCCGCTGCAACAGGAACTTCGTAAGATGGGCATCCCTGTCACGATGTTCTCGCCGGGCGGTCGTAAGTCTGGTCAGGACAAAGTATCCCGCGCCAATGCTGTTGCTCCTCTGTTAGAGTCCGGCATGATCTGGTACCCTGAAGGTAAGGAGTGGGCCGAGGACCTTGTAGAGGAATGCGCGGCTTTTCCCAATGGGAACAATGACGACCAAGTGGATACCGCGGTGATGGCTTGGACAAGATTTAGGGCGGGTAATTTTATTGCGTTGGAGTCTGACGACGATACAGAAGACGAGCCTGATACAACACCGGTTGAGTATTATTGAAATGCCGCATAAAATGTCTTGAATATTTGATCAAGGACCTCGGACCATGGCCCAACAGACTTTTGAAGAGATAGTTGCTGCTGTTAAGCAAGCGGAGAGCCGCGGCAAGCGATACAAGGATGACGGCAAGACTCTGACAACAAGTCCGAAGGGTGCCCTTGGTGAAATGCAGGTCATGCCCAAGACTATCCTTGACCCCGGCTTTGGCGTAGCCCCTGCTAAGGATAAATCTCCCGATGAGATTGCAAGGGTTGGCCGTGACTATTTGCAGGCCATGAAGCAAAAGTATGGTGATACAGAGAAGGCTTTGATTGCGTATAACTGGGGACCGGGGTCCACGGACAAATGGATTGCCTCTGGTGCCAACCCTGACAAACTCCCGGCGGAAACAAAAACGTATGTAGAGCGCGTCAAGGGTCTTCTTGGCAAGAATGTTTCACGTGAAACATCGGTAGCCAAAACGGAGCCAACTCCTGCTGAGGAAATCATGACCAAGGCTCTGCCAGCGGGAACAACAGCCAGTGTTTCACGTGAAACAATGATGAAGGGTATGCCTGATGTGAAAGCGATGCCGGCCAGTTATCAAGCCGCTTTTGCTTTAGCGGCTTTGGCTGATGCGCAGGACGAAGAGGATGATCGTGTTTTTAACGAGAACAAGTCTACCGAGACGGAGAAGTTCTTTGCAGAGCACAAGCCTGTCAATCATTTGGCATCTCTTGACCTAGGCGTCAAACCTTTGACGTTCAAAGAAGGTGGGGAAGTAGATGCTGAGGATTTAAGCAAGCCATCTTTTGGCAATCCTAATATCAGAAAGCAAGGCGAGGCAGCAAGGAGACTTGCTGCTTTGCGGGACGTTAACACATTACCCGATCCTAAGACCTATGCAGCGGTAGCCGGGGCCCTTGGCACACCACCCGATCAAATGGGTTTCAGTGTGATGCATCCAAAGTACAAGGAAATTCGCGACGTAGCAGATCCTGCTTTTGCTATGGGTACAGCGTTAGGCATAGCCCCTGTTGCACAAGGTCCCGGGATGGGACGTTTGGTGGGGGCAGCGGAAAGAGCTTTGGAGCCAGCAGTACGCAGAACATTGGAAGGTGGGGGCAAGGCTTCGCAGATGTTGCAGGATTTGGCGGCTCCTCCTTCGCAGATGTTTGTTCGTGCTAGGCCGGAAGCAGCAGCGCGGCACGCGGACCTGCAGGCTAAAGGCTTGTCACCAGAGGAAATCCGTGCGCAAAATTTGACGCACACGGATAACCGCGGTAATTTGATTGAAGAAATCAGTGATGCGCCGGCGGTTTTGCAACAAAAGACTGCATCTGTGCCGCGTAATTTCTACGAAATGCTTAAACATCCTGAGTTGGAGAGCATTTACCCGACCTATGACATGCCACAGGTAATGATGGAGACGACAAAGCGCAAGGGTGCGCCGTTGGCCATGGGTAATTTTGATGTTCAGAACAACATGATCAGTGGTCGGATACGTGATTTGCCTGAAGATGATGCGAGGAGCATGGTCCGCGGAACTGTGTTGCACGAGGGCCAGCATGCAATCCAGTCGGCAGAAGGTTTTACAGAGGGTGCAAATCCCGGAGCGTTTATTGCTTACGTCAAGGCGCGTCAGGGCAAGTACAACCCTGATCCTACGGTGAATGAAAACGTCATTAGGGAGATGGAAAGAACGTATCCGAACCTTGCCAGTGTTGCGGACAACTTCACAACACGTTTGCAGGCCGATAAGTACATGAAATATGTGGTGAGTGACCCTGACAGGTATGTAGGGGAGACTTTGTATCGCCATATGCCGGGTGAAGTGCAGGCGGAACTAGCCCGTGTGCGGAGCAACTTGTCGCCTGAGCAGTTAAAAGCGACGCCGCTTGAGGTATCGATGCAGCAGTTGGGTGTTGATCCAAAAAATATTTTGGAAATGAACAAGATGGGTTCACGCCCAGACCGTTATGTGGGCGATATTGATTACAACGGGTATGCGCATGGCGGTGTTGTTCACCGCGCAGATGGCAGTCCTGAAGAGGGTGAGCGTTTAACACCGCAGCAGATAGAAAGAATCGCGGCCCAAGAAACAGCGGAGCGTGAAGCGGCAAGCAATGCTGCGTTTATTGCGCAGAAGTCTGGTATTGGTCGCAAGGCGGGCCCTGTTTCGC